AGACGGACAGAGAACATCATTATATATCTCACCTCAGTCGTACTTTCCAAATGTATCATAATGGCTAAATACGCAAACGGAAATAGATCACAGGCAATATCAGATAGAAGTGGACAAGCTTTTCCATATCAAGAAATGGTTACTGAATGGAATGGCTCTTTTGTACACATTTCTGAATACGAAGAGAAGCATCCGCAAATAAGAAGAAAAAGAGTAACCGCTGATGCCATTGCTTTACAAAAAGTTAGACCTATGAGATTTCAACAACCAAAAACTGTTGCATCTAATGACAATACTTTAGCTGATTCAGGAGGCACTTCAGTTGGAGTGGCTAATCTTACTTTACCTGGAGACTTTGCTTTTGAAACCTTTGAAACTGAAGTCACAAGTAATGGTATAACTACATCTTTACAAACCATGCAACCAAGAGATCCATCTTTACAGAACAGAAGAAGAGAAGCTTCTGTAGATATGGGCTCTGTAACAGTGAGTATATCATAATGGCAATCACACATTCTGCATTTTTAACCCAAGTAAGAAACTACACTGAAGTAGATAGTAATGTTTTATCAGACACTCTTTTGGATCAATTTATAAGAAATGTAGAGTTAGATATTGCTGGTCAAGTTGATTATGATGATTTGCGAAAATACGCAACCTCAAACACCACTAGTGGAAATAGATATGTATCTATGCCCTCAGACCTTTTAATTCTTAGATCTGTTCAAATAATAAGTTCGAACATAAGAGATTTTTTAGAAAAAAAAGACACAAGTTTTATATCTGAATTTGCTCCAAATGAGACAGTTACAGGCACACCAAAATATTTTGCCAATTGGGACGAAACAAATATTCTGTTAGCGCCTACTCCCAATGCTGCTTTTGAGGTGCAAATAAACTATATTAAAGATCCACCTCATTTTGACAGCTCAACAAATACCTTTTTATCTGAGCATCAAGAAGCCATGCTACTGTATGGAGTTTTACGAGAATGTTTTGGATTTTTAAAAGGACCTGAAGATCTATACAAATTGTATTCTGACAGGTATAATCAAAGCATACAAGCTTTTGGTCTACAGCAAATGGGTAGACGAAGAAGAGGAGAATACGACAGTGGAGTTCCTCGAATCAAAATAACTTCACCGTCACCATAAATTTAAGGAGATAAAATGGCAATAACAACTAACGCAATATGTAATTCTTTTAAAAAAGAATTATTAGAAGCGACTCACAATTTTAGTAACCCAGGTGGTAACAGTTTCAAACTAGCTTTGTACGGAACACCTGCTACGCTAGGAAAATCGACAACATCTTTTACAACTGGAGGACAAGTATCTTCACCGTCAGGTGGATACTCTTCTGGTGGTAAAGCACTTGTAAACACAGGAACATCTTTAGCTACGAACACAGCTATTACAGATTTTTCTGATCTATCTTTTACTGGTGTAACAATCACAGCAAGAGGTGCTTTGATTTACAATGACACTAACGGTGATAAAGCTGTAGCTGTATTAGATTTTGGCGGTGAGAAAACTGCATCTGCAGGAACTTTTACAATTCAGTTTCCAGCATTTACAACGAGCGCAGCAATATTGAGAATCGCATAATTTAGGAGGGAGCCGATGCTATGGCAAATTACACTTACACCGTAACCGTAGCATCGGGTAGCCTCTACGGAGGCGGGTCTGGTAATGTCTATTATTTAGATGGTGCTAGAAATTCAACAGGTCCAGGAACAGTATCCTGGGTCAACGGTGGAACTCTACGATTTGAACAAAGCGATGCATCAAACGATGGGCATCCTTTAATTTTTTCTACAACAACAAGCAGAGATCAATACCTCACATCTGGGGTAACTTATTATTTAGATGGTGCCTCTAACTATGCTAATTATGTTAATGCCACAACATTCAATGCAGCTACAACTAGATATGTTGAGGTAACTCCATCCTCAGAAACGGATTTTTTCTATTTGTGTTATTACCATGGTATCGGCATGGGAGGTATCATGGATATCACTCAAGATACTTGGGGAGCGAAAACTTGGGGGGCTGGAGTTTATGGCGATCAATCTTCTTCCGCTGCTGCTGTATCAGGATTATCTTTAACATCAACTTTAGGTCCTTTAGAATTTGCAGGATCTGCGAATGGTTGGGGTAGAGCTGAATGGAACTCAGGAGCATGGGGTATTACAGGATCTGTTTTAGGTTCAGGCCAAAGTTTATCTTCAAGTATAGGTTCAGTAACTATAGACGCTAAGGTAGAGTTAGGTTGGGGCCGAGGCGGTTGGGGTAACAGAGCTTGGGGTGAAACTTTCTCTGTCGCTGCAACAGGACAACAAGCAACTTTATCACAAGGCACTGCTACAGCTAAAACTGATGTAACTATCGTTCAATCGGGTATGGATTTAATTACCATTACTCAAGGATTGAGTTCCATAACCATAGATGGAAACCCGACAGTATTCGTTGGCGAGGCAGCCCTACAAACTTCAATAGGTGGTGTGGATAGTGTTATCGGAGAAGCAACTGTAGTTCCAACTGGTCAATCTTTATCTTCATCTGTTGGAGTCGTGGTTCCTGAAAATAAAACAGAAGTAGATGTGACTATGTTTGCTATGTCGTTAACTCTAGGCACAGCGACTTTAGAACAAAGCACAGTAGAAACTCTTACAACAGCAGGACTACTAACTAATTCAGTAGGATCTATTATTCCTGTATCAGCTTATGATGTTACTGGACAAGCTTTAACAAGCTCGGTGGGATCAGTTTCAATAGTTGGTGGTGCAAATATTGATGTTTCTGGTATAGGGTTGACAGCAAATATAGGCTCAGTTAATGTAACGCCATGGAGCGAGATCGATCCAGGTGTAAATAATATTTGGACCGAGGTTGATAGAGCAGCCTAATTTTGTTAAAATAGGAGTCATATGGCATCAAGTTTTTCTACAGATCTAAAACTAGAACTTATGGTAACCGGTGAAAACGCTGGTACATGGGGTGATAAAACTAATACAAATTTAAATCTAGTTCAACAAGCCATCGCAGGTTTTGAACAAGTTACACTATCTAGTGGTGGAACTTTAGCTTTAGCGATGAGTAATGCTGCATTATCAAATGCAAGAAACATGGTGATTAAATTTGCTACAGCATCAATTGCTGCTAGCACAGTCTGCACAGTCCCTGATGGTATAGAAAAATTTTACATTTTTGATTGCACAGGATTAACTAACCCTGCAAACTTAACTATTAAAACTGCTTCAGGAACTGGATTTACATTAGACGCTGCAAAAATTTATGCTGCATACGCTGATGGAACAAACTTAAAAGAAATTTCTTTAGATACTTTAGGAGGTACTATTGGAACTGCTCATGTTGCTGATAACGCAATAACTGCTGCGAAAATTTCTAACAACGCAGTAACAACTGCAAAAATTTTACAATCAAATGTTACAACAGCAAAGCTTGCTGCAAACGCTGTAACATCAAATCAAATTACACAATCATCTGTAACACTAACTAAAATGGCAGCTAACTCTGTGGGACCAAACCAGCTACAATCAACAGCTGTTACAGCAGGATCTTATACGACAGCTGACATTACAGTTGACGAGGACGGAAGAATTACATCAGCCTCTTCAGGAACTGCAGGATCTAATGACATGGTCAGAACTTTTTTCGACTCAGGTCCCTCCACGGCAACTTTCACAGCTCAGGGCGGCACGACTAAACTTTTAATTTATGCTTGCGCAGGCGGTGGATCAGGTGGCGTAGGACCAGGAGATTATGCTAAGGGTCCAGGAGGAAACGGAGGTATTGGAGTTTTCAAAGCCCCAGTAACTTCACCAGCTCCATCACCTTTCTCTGCTCCTTACACAATAGGTGCAGGCGGAAACAGTGTAGCTGGTCCAATGGTTTACTCTGGAAATCCTGGATCTAATACGACTTTTGCTAACCCTGCAACAGTTACTTGCACGGGAGGAAGCGGATTATCTTCAGTTCCAGCACCTAACCAAAACCCATCAAACCAAGCAAAGTATCCTTTGGGTGGTAATCCAGGAACAGCATCAGGACCAACTCTATTAATTAATTTAACAAAGTCATCAGGATTTGATTCGAGTCCACAAGTTTCAAATAGAGCCAACGCAGCAGTTGGACCTTACCTTGCTGCTTTCGTTTCAGCTCCAGCTCCAGGTAATCCTAATGAGTTTGGAGTTTATGGTGTAGGAGGATCATCTTCAGGTCCAAATTCAAATGCAAATGCTGGTCGTCCAGGTGCAATACTTATATTTGAGGATAAATTAACATAATGGCTAGTATATATTTTCATAATGATGGGTCTCCAACTTTAGCTGTTAAAGAGGAAAATGATATCAAATTTCACAGAGGTGATTTTGATGTTATTAAATCAAATGGAAAAATAAAAACAGTAAGTGATGACGATTATCATAGTTTTATTGCTAACGAAAAAACAGTTAAATTAGATGGCGACAATGTAGTTTTTGCAGATCCTTTAAAAGGTAGCCCAGACGATATTGAAAATATATCATCTGACGATTTTGATAAAATTAAAAATTATCATTTAGAGATGGTTTCTAAAATTTTGGAAACTAAAGGTTCAAGATTAAACGAAGCTGCTTTTGCAGACTTGAAAGCAAGATTAGAAGCTTTTAAAACTGGTTTGGAAAATGTAGATAAGTCTTCTATCTCATTTCCTTTGAATGTAAGTTTTATAAGATACTGGTTAGACAACGAATCATCAGCTCCTTTTCACGGTAATTTTATAGCTAATTAGTTGCCTTTTATCTTTTTTTCTAATAAAAAGATTTTATGTATCTACAAAAATATATCAAACAATACCCTTGTATACCTAACGCAAAAATTATTTCTAATTTTATAAAGTTCTTAAATAAAACTTTTGCTGAAAAAAAATTTGTTGAAGGCAGCGTAGTAGGTGATGGAACAAGAGATATTACAGATAAATCCGTAAGAGATGTAAAAATTCTAGGTCTCAATCCATTAGATGACTCTTTGAGTAATGTACATTGGCACAATTTTTTAAGTCATTTGATAGTGCAACAAATGAATAATTATATAAAAGAATTTCCTGATATTCAAAGAGCAGCTATCTTTGACATGCAGGCATTAAGATATGGTGTAGGTGGTCATTATAAATTTCATGTTGATGATGGTCCAACAATGAATAGAAAATATAGTTCAATATTAATGCTTAATAATGATTATGAGGGTGGCAGTTTATGTTTTAAATTAGACGATAAAGTAATAAAAATGGAAACTAAACCTGGTCATGTAGTGATTTGGCCAAGTCATTTTATGTTTCCACACGCAGTAGAGCCTTTAACGAAAGGGACTAGATATTCAGTAGTATCATGGATGCATTAGAAAAAGGTTATAAACATATTAAAAATTTTCTTACAAAAGAAGAAGTGGATCTTCTTACTCATTTTACAAGATTAAAACATAGAACAAATTTTGATAGTTTTGATTTACAACAAAACGACCAAGGGGATACAATGTACTATGGAGATCCAGCCACTGATTCTTTATTAGTTACTAAAAAAGATTTGATGGAGAAAGAAACAGGCCTTAAATTATTACCTACTTATACATTTTGGAGAATGTATACTTATGGTGCAGATTTAAAAAAACATAAAGACAGACCATCGTGTGAATATAGTGTAACTGTGAAGATAAATTCTTGTGGAGTGAAGTGGCCAATTTTTATGGCAGGTAGAGAAATAGAACTTGAAAATGGTGATGCTGTCATTTATCGTGGTTGTGAACTTGTACATTGGCGAGAGGAGTTCAAAGGAGATTGGCACTCTCAAGTCTTTTTACATTATGTAAATGCAAATGGTCCGCACAAAGAATGGTTCAAAGATAAGAGAGCTATATTAGGAACAACAAAATGAAAATAGAACAGAATAAAAAAACTGGTGAAGCTGATTTAATATTTACTTGGAAAGAAGTTTGGACTTTAATAAAGTACAGAAGATTAAGATTTACACAAGAAAGTTTCCG